TCGCCCCTGTAACCTGTCCGAACGTATATGCCAGCGTGTCTGTAAGCCTGTTCGCCGCCGCAACCACCTCGGTATCGGTGAATATGTCCTTTAAACTTGCCTTGATGCTTTCAAGGGCTTTCTGTAACGGTTCGAGCGTGACATCCCCGAGCCCTGACTTGAAGCCGTCCTTAAACAGCTCGCTGAGTTCCTTGAGCTTGTCTATCGCTTTCTGGAGGACGGGGTTTAATTCCTCGTCAGCCTCGTCGGTTGCCGTCTCCACTGCTGTGTCTATGTCTGCTAAGTCATCGGCAGATGTGCTTCCCGAACCGCTTGAGCTGTTCTTTGTAAGCGAATTTATCTCATCAAACGAGCCAAGTCCGCTGTATGCCTCCTTTGCCGCAGTGCCCGCCGCCTCTGTTGATGCCGTAAGGTCGTCCGTGCTGTCCGTCGCGGTGTCTACTGAGCTTGCCACGGAGCTTACGGCTGTGCTTGTTGTTGATGATTTGCCTGTTATCAGGCTTATCAGCTTGCTGAATGCGTCCGCCGCCGTCTGGAGCTTTGATATGAGCTGGTTGATTACCTTTAATACTGGTGTAAGCACGTTTATGAACGCCTGCCCCAGTGTCGCCTTGAGGGATTCGAACTTCAGCTGCAGTATCCTTACCTGGTTCGCCCAGCTGTCGGAGGTCCTTGCAAAGTCCCCCTGCGCGTCGCTTGTCACCGATAACAGGTAGTTGTACCTTAATACCGCCTGCTCCTGCTGCGTCATTGCGGAATAGCTCTTTTTTATGCCCTGCGTGAGGGCGTACTGTTCCAGGTTTGCAACCGACAGGTTGATTCCCAATTGCTTTAGCGGTTCGGTTTCGCCTGATATTCCCGACCTTATCTTTGAGAACGCCTCGTCGGTGTCCAGGTTGTAGAATGAGGCGATGTCGCCCGCAAGCCCCGCCAGCTCGGTGCTCATGTCCTCCAGCTGTGTGCCTGTTACGCCCATGCTCTTAAGCATTGCGCCCATTGTCGAGGTGTACTGCTTTGCGGATAATTCAGATAATCCGAATGATTCCGCCGCATTCTTGGCAAATTCCTCTATCTTTTTGTTCGACTCGCCGAAGGTGACGTCGACCACGTTCTGCACCTCCGCAAGGTCGCTACCGACCTCTATGCACGCCCTGCCGAAATTGACTAGTGCGGCTATGGAGAATGCCGCCGCTATCGCTTTTCCTACCTTCTTGAAGACGTTGTTAAGGACTTTAGTCCTCTTCTCGACCTGTCCGACCGCCTTGTCAGTTGTGTTCTGCACAGTCTTCATCGCCTCTGTGTACTGCTCAATCTGTGCCTGTATTATTACCTGGAGCTTTTCCAGTGTCATTCCTTCCATGTGTGTCTCTCTCCCTTGCCCTGTTGTGCCTGTATGCGTATTCCTCCATCCTTGCCTTGTGGAGTGCAAGCTCGTTTTTAGTCTTCTCTTCCTCGGACGTTTCCGCCTCTTCTTTGAAGAGGTCGGGGTAGTATTCGTGCGGTGGCTTTAATTCCACATCCTGTGGGTGCATTGAATGTGCCGCCATGTTCATGAGCTGTTGGCATTGGTTCCACATGAGCATGATTTCGTCCTTGGTGTCCGCACGCCTTCTTTCCTGCTCATGTTCCATCCTCCTGCCGTATGACTCCACCAGGTCGGTTATCTCGTCTATGCCCAGGCTCCAATACAAAGGGGGGCTGTACCCACAGTCTAAAAACAATGGATACAGCCCCCTTGATAGCTGTTCGGTCAGGGTGAGTGTGCCGTCTAAAGGATCTCCCTTGCCTCCTCCAGTGCCCCCTCCATCTGGTTTGCCAGGGAGGCTGAGAAGAAACCCGATGCCGCAAAGATTCCCATGTAAATGTTTGCATAGAAGTCGAGCTGGGAGCCGCCCTCGTCTATGTACCTGTCGAAGATGTCGTTTACGTCCGCCCTCTTAATGCTGTGGTGGTATTTCTTCATGGCCGCGTGCGCCACGTCCAGCATGACTGTTAGTGCGGGCATCCCGCCCTTGCCTGTGCCCATCACGTTCATGAGGTTGGTCTTGTATTTCTGTTCAAGCTCCGCTATGTCGGGCGTGCGTAATTTGAGCCTGTATGTCTCCCCGCCAACCGTCCATAGCTGGAAAGGCTTCCTCTCAGGCATCTCCACGATGTTGTCATCTGCTGCATTTGCTGTTTCCCCTCTGTTCTCGGTTTTATCCTTGTCAAAGAATCCCATAATTTATCTTCCTCCTGCTTTTTTATATTCCAATAGTCTTATGACACTGGGTCTGTTACTTCCAGATCGCTCTGCAGCGCCATCTTGAGCGTCCATTCAAGCACGCCGTTTACAGCGCCTGAACCGAGTTTGACAGAAACCATTGCGTCATAATTGTAGGTTGTGCCGTCGGGGAGTTTCTCCTGGAATGAGATTACCTCCTTGTCGGCCGCCGCCTTCCTCATAACCCTGTATGGCGATGACTCGCTTTTATTCTCATACTTGAAAGTGTATTCCAGGTCGCCTGGATCCCCGATGCCGTACTCGTACTGCTTTGACTTGTCCGCGAGTCCTGTGTTCTCCACCTTCTCCTCCTCGTTTCCAAGTTCTGGTACGGTCTTTAAGCCTGTAAGGTCTGTGTATGTGCTTTCGCCGCTCTTCTTATAGCCCAGTGTAATGCCGTTAGCTAACATTCTCTGTTCCTCCTTTAATAATACGTGTTGTGGTGGACGGTATTGGTGTCAATGTCGAGTATACCCTCGTACCTCATTATCTTGTGCTTAAGCCCGCTCGGATCGTCCACGTCGTTGCACTGCTTCCTTACCAGTCCCAGTGTGCTTAACGCCTTGTCGACTTTTATCGCCGCCTCCGAGGTGCTCTGGTTGTTCCAGATGTCAATCCTGTAGAGCAGGTGTGCTTTCTGCTCTGCATTGTCAGTCCATTCGCTTACGGAGTTATCCTCCTCCATGTATTGGACTGCAGGGAGCACCGCCCACTCTTTGGGGTATCCGTCGCCGAGGTTTTCGGTGATTTCCTGCTCCTTCAGGGCGTTGTACACCTGGTCTTTTACATTTACCATTATTCTGCTGCCTCCCTTATTGATTTTCTGACGGCTTCCGCCAGGTTCGCCCTTATCACGTCCTCGTTGTTCTTGAGCGCGGGGTACATGAACGGCTGCGCCGCCTGTCCTTTTGTGTAATAATACGTGTTTCCGTTCTTGTCTGTGCTCTTTGGCCAGTGGTATCTGTCTGCATCGGCTGGGGCAATATTGTTCCCCGGGAACCACCAGCCCTCCTGCGTGTATGCAGGTTGCACGTTTGGTGAAATGCCCTGGTGGCTGTCCTGCCCCTTTGGCCCCGTCCCAAATTCAACATACGCCGCATAGGATTTGTTGGTGTAGCACGTCGCCGTTATGCCGCCGTCCGTCCTCTCCACCGATGTCATTATTGACTGCCTTAGCTCGCCATGATTGACGGGTGTCAGCATTACCGCGGTGTTCCTCACCCTGCGTATCTCTTTTTCCATGGCTTTTTCAACCGCTTCCGTCTGGTCCGCTATCGCCTTGAGCTTTTCGTTCAGTCTTTGGGCGTTTCTTACATTTCCGTCAGCCATCGGACCTCTCCAGTGTTATCATGGTTGGGCTGTTGTCCCTGTTGACGGACTTTATTACGTAGTCGGGGCTGCTTCCGCCGTCCACGTCCACGCATATGCCGTCGTTCTCCCTGATTTCCTCGGTGCCTGAGTATTCCATGTTCTTGATGTATTCAAGCTTCTCGCCATACTGGAGGGCGCTTACGTGCCCCGATGCCTGCCATATTATGGCTTTTACGGGTATGGGCTCGCCCCAGCTAACGACGGAGCCTCCCTCGCTGTCCTTCGTGACTGTGCGGCGCCGCATGTAATACGTCTTAATAAGTGACCGCCTCATGCGCATGTTATCCCTCCTGTCCTTCATCGGAGCCCTTCTCATACGTGCGTCCGCCCACACGCAGCAATCTGTTCTCCTCTATGGCTTTCCTTATGTCCTCGGGGATTTCCACGAATGACGATGATATGCCCCCGCCGCTTCGTGAGGACTCGCCCTCCATTCCCATCCTGTTGTATGCGATCAACGCCCATTTCCTCACATACGGCGACAGTCTGTCGTTGAGCTTTGTCCTGTTGGTCTGTGAGAGGATTTCCTCCTCCGCCGACTGTAAAAGGGCGGACAGGAGTTCCTCGTCCTGTTCGCCCGTCATTTTTTTGAGCATTTCCAAATTGTCCATGCGGCTCCTTTCCAAGGTCTTAGCCAAGCGCCTTTATCACTTCGGCAAGCGTGAGCTTGTCCATGTTGGTGTATCCCTGTATGCCCTTTTCCTTGGCAATCTTCCTGAGGTCGTTTATCTTCATTGATGAATAATCACCCTCTGCCGCTTCGCCAGTGGTCTCAGATTCTTTTTTTTCGTCATTGTCGGTAATTTCCCCGTCCTCGTTGGTTTCGTCCCTTTTGGGTTCTTCTCGAGCTTCTGGGCTATATGCCCCAAGCCCCTCTAATGTCTCCGCTACAATGTAGCCGTCGTCTTTGGTGCACTGCCTTATCACGTCTTTGTTGAGGCATTCCATCGTCACGCCTGAATTAATATTTTTGATGAACATGCTGTGTTATCCCTCCCTGCTATTCCTTGTTGGCTGTAAGCACTGAAAGTGTCTTTCCCTGTATTACCTTGGCTCCGTATACGTGGAGTCCCTTTACGGCGTCGGAGAATCTCTTCTCTGGCCTGTATGCCTCAGTCTTTAAAATCTGTTCTGCGAATGTCGCGCCCCTGTTTGTTCCTGCAAGTATCTTGTACTTTGCGCTTGACACGTTGGGGACGTTGTTGCTCAGGTGTACTGTAAAGCCTGCCGCGATGCCGACTGCGCCGCCCTGCAGGATGCCTTTGTTGTAGTCAGTGCCGTTTCCGACAAATCTTGAATCCTTTAACAGGAGTCCATGATACCATGCGGGTATTACCACCCATCTGCCCTGTGTCGGCACGTTCTTTTCAGTGAGGTCCGTCGCAAGGTCCACCAACAGGTCGTATGCTGAATCCTTTGTGATTGTAAGCGGGCTGTCGTCGCTTCCAAGGTTCTTTCCGTTATTGACTGCGCCCACTGCCATGAGGTTTGCCAGGAAGTTGTCGGTTACATCGTTCATTCCGTAAGCCGACCTCTGCATTGCCTCATCCATAAGCTTGGGGTTTGTCTGTGCGTTGTCAACATCCTCGATTGAGAAGTTGAAGTATTTCGCCTGGTCGATTACAAGCGATGTCTGGTCGCCGTTTAGCTCGTCGGGATCGGCGATGTCCTTCCCTTTTGTGAAATCCTTGATCTCGATGTCGCCGATCTGGTTGATTTTCACTGTGTCGCCGAAGTTTTTGATTTCACCCTCGTAGTCCCTGTTTACCAGGTTTGCGTAAATGTGTGTCTTGTCCAGGTGTGCAAGCAGCCTTGCGCTCCATATTGTAGGTATAAAATTTGCTACGCTCATATTATTGTGCTCCTCTTGTCTTTCCGCCTTTTAGGCTGTTGTATGGGGTTACAGCGTCTTCAAGGACTGCTGTATTGAATCCCAGTTCTTGTTGATTTCCTCTGGCGTCATCCTCTCTATCTGCTCCTTTGTGAAGGTCTGTCCTGTGCCTTCGGGTGCTTTCTTCATCGGGTTGCCGCCTTTCAGCTTCTCCTCAACCGCTTTCTGTACCGCCTCGCTGAAGCTTTTTTCAACGGCCTCTATTGAGGCTTTGCATGTGTCGGCGTTCTCGTAGTTGAGTATTTCGGCAAGCTGTAATGGGAGTCCTTTGTCCGCGAGTGTCTCTTTTGCCGTCGCACTGAGTTCCCTCTTGGTTATCTCCGCCTCCCTTGCCTTTAGTTCGTTCTCTTTTTTCTCCTGGGCATATTGGGCTTTCTGGTCGGCGTTCATTTTGGCAAGCTTCTCCGCCTCCGTCCTGGCTGCGTTTATCTTCTCCTCTATCTCCGCCTGCATCTTGCTCCTTGATGTCTCCAGTGCCTTGCCAACCCTTCTGTCAAACTCCGCCTGGTTCTTTGGATCCTTTAAGAACGTGTCAAAGTCGGTTGGGTTCTGTACTGCTGCCTGGCTGCCTGCATTTACATCTCCGTCCCCACCTGCTGCCTGGCTGCCTACATCTGCGCCGCCTTCCTCGCCTGCAAAATACTGTAGGTTTAGCGGCAGCCTTAATATTGAGTTTCTTCTCATCTTTTCCTCCTTGCCCCTGCATTGCGTGTGCCCCACAGGTTCATTTCAGTTTTATTCTTGAGCTTTGCATCCTCCGATGGGCTTTCTAACCCTCAGCCGGGGAGATGTTGGATCACCGTCCTTTCCTGCATTTTTGCATACAAAAAGAACCATGTTATGAATTTCTCCATAAATGGTTCTCTTATTTCGTTCTTTTATGCCTTTGTTAATTCAATGTGACTACCTCAATGCTCTCTATTATACTCTCTTCAAACATTGTGATTCCGCCCGCGTAATTGATTCCAATTTCTGGCTCTCCACTTTCTGTTTCCTCTGATCCTTGGAGTTCCACCGCTTTCCCTGTGTATTCACATCCATCTGATGTGGTAATCTTGATATTTTTGCCAATGTATTCGCCTTTTATCATGGTCTATTCCTTCCTTGCCGGTATTATGTGCGTGCCATCCTTTGCATACACAATCATAAATGCATTGGTTGGCTCGTTTGTTCCGTCATATTTGTTAATGTACTGTCCAATATTATAATCCAGCACTATCTTTTCTTTGCTCTGCCATTTTCCAGTGGCTTTGCTCCTAATCTTTCTGCCAGTTCCTGCATATTTATCAACTAGCTCTTGGCACTGCTCCTCTGTTATGGTTAGATAACTCCTGCCCTTCGTGTAGTTGTTGCTGCCACTGAAATGCTTAGACTGTTTTCCAGAATCAATCTTTTTTACAGTCATGTCGGATTTCAGTTTTGCACTCAGCTTGGTATCATTATAGCTTGTTGTAATCTGCTGCCACTTCTCAGTATCATTATACTTGATATCCCTGAAATCATCAACTGTTTTCCCGACTTCTTTTGTTCCTAGTAGTGCTTTATATCTTTCATACTGCTTGAGGTCTGAACTCCTGTTCTTTTCCACCTTTTCTGCAAACAGCATTTCAGGATTTTCTTTGATTTCCTGCTTGTACCAATCCTCATACGTGATGTCGCCTGGAAATTTCTTTGGCTTGCCTGTCTGTGGGTCCCTTGAACGTCTTTGGAGTTCGCTTAAGTCCTGATCGTCCAGTACTGAAAGCACCGTCGTCCTGCAGTATGGGTGGAATGGCGGGTAGTTTGTTCCCACCTGCATGTCCTTGTAGTCAAATTCCTGTCCGTCCATCTGTCGGCATATTTCGGAAGTCCTCAGGTCCAGCGTGGCAAGTATCCTGTACCTGTCTATGCCTGCATCCTTGTCGGCTGCTGCCTGTGCCTGTCCTGATATGTATGCCGACTCTGTACGCACAAGCCTCCTTGCTTTTGCCGCCCCTGTTGCGTACTTGTTTGCCAGTTCTGCCGCGATGTCGCTTTCGGTCTTGCCTGTGAGGTATGCGAGTGCAATCTGTGTCTTCAGCTCGTTTGCAAGCCCCTGGGTGTTCCCCCATATCCTCTGGGAGTAGTTTGCGCCGCTCCATTTGGTGTTCAGGATGCGGTTTAACTGTTTCTCGTCAACGTGGCTGAAGGAGTAGTCGTATCCCGACCTGCTCTTTAGGTCGTAGACCTCCCTGTAGTATGCGTTGTTGTACTGGTCCACATAGTGGACTGTGCTTACCTGCTTCTCCTGGTTGTACACGTCCTTCATCTTGCGGTCTATCTCCTGCTGGAGGTTCTGCATCCTCTCTATCCTCGCCCTGTATGCCGGGCTTTCCAGTTCTTTTAGTATTTCCTGTGCCTCATCGCCTTTAAGCCCTGAAAGCTTTTGTTTCAGCTCGTCAAGGTCTGTTACGTCCTTCATGGAGTTTAGGAGTTTTGTCGCCTCTTCGTCGGTCATGCTGTATTTGTCACGGTATCTTTCATACACTTTCTGTATCTGGTAGTTCAGCTCCCTTGATGCCTTTGCGTATATGTCGGCTATCTCCCGTGCTGTCTGTTCCGCCGACTCCATTGCCTCGTACATCTCCCGTGCCTGCCTTCTGTCCCAGTATCCCAATTGCTATCACTCCCCTGCGGCTGTCCTGGTGTCCTGCTGCCGCTTTTCTTCTCTGTCGGGTTCGTCTTTGTCTGTTTCCTCTTCATCTTCGGGTGGTGTGTTTGCGCCTGCGGTAAACATCTCCTGCTGCTGTTTTACAGCTTCGGCTTTCTCCTCCCTTACCGCCTCAAGCTCGTTGTCGGGGTCTTCGACGAATGGTATCTGCTTAATAAGCGTCTTCATCGATACGAAGTCCTTTAGGCTGTACAGGGTGCTTGCAAGTTCCTGGAGGTTCTTCGGGAGCGACCTGGAGAACGTCGGTATTACCGAGCTTGCATCCTGCGCCATCGCTTTCATGTTCAGATAATTGCAGAACAGTGTTATTCTTTTCTGCAGCCCCCTTCTGTAGTACCTCTCCTTGGTCTTGGTTATCATTTCCAGCCCCAGGAGCTTGTATTCCATGGCAACGCCTGATGAATTGCCTGCAAAGTTCTCATCTGTGAGGTTTGGCACATGGGAAAAGTTGTAGATGTCTTCTTTTAGGGCCTTCCTCAGTGTCTCCGCACCGTTCTCGTCCATGGTCCTTGTAAGGTATTCCGCCTTTGCGCCGTTTGGCAGTTCCAAGAGTTTCTTCTCCCTTAATTCCTCCTGCGCCTTTGCTGTCTCCTTCTCGTCCTCGCCGAGTATGGAGCCGTAAAGTACCATGATTGAGTCTATGAACTGTTCCTTGTCCGTCACCCTGTCGCTCATGAGGGTGTTGTATGCGTCTATGAGCGGTATCTGCTGTTCGAAGTCGCCTATGGCGGATTTGTTGTTCAGGTATTCTATTATCTGTATGCCCCCGAAGTAATGCGGTGCAGGTTGCTCTGTGACTGTCTGTGGCACGTCGGGCGTGTTCTCTATGTGCATTGTGTAGTTGTAGTGCTGGGTGGATATTGTGGCAACCCATGTCACTATGTCCTTTGCATCGTTGCGTTTTGGGTAGTAGTACACCCCGAACAGTTCGT